TGGATGGCGTATGTATTCTTCTGTAGTCTGTTTCGTTAGACCATAGGTACTACTATAGTATGTCTCGAAATCCAATGTTACTAATTGTTCCATGCTATATCCTCAATAACTACACTAAAAACACTATTTTGGGGGGTTACTAATGCATTGCCCCTTACGCTAAAGTCCCCAGAATCGCATTCTGAGAGGTCGTTTTTTACTAAAATTACACTTAATTTCTATTTTCCATCTCATCTCGACAATCTGCGTCACACCACCGCCTTTTGTCAGGGACGGGTTCTCTACACCAAAGACACTCCCCTGTGTGGTTCTCAGGTATGACTGCTTTGCTTCTTATCTCTTTAATTTTAGCATCAGAATATCTCTCAACCTGATCGTTAGCGTGATCTATTAGATCAGTCATCACAGCTACCGGTTGGACAGAATCTACGCATTAGCATATCAGCAGTTTCTTCATTTGATAGTTCAGAGATAAGATCTTTCTCTGCGATAGGTTTTGGTTCGGGTTGCACCACAGGTTCTGGTACATGTTTTGTTTGTTGCTCCGCTATTATAGTGCGTAGTTTTTGAAGATAGAAATCTGCTTTCGCTAGATCTTTCTCTGGAGTTCCCTTATGAGAATATCTCCAGACATACTTAATTACTTGTGCTACACAGACTGAAGTTACACCGCACAATCCTTGCGTAGCTGATTCAATTGCATCAATACACTCGACCTTTCCTGCAGTGTAGTGAGATGGGTGATTTACATCATCATTAATTTTTTTCATTGTTCTTCCTTTATTTTACCCTGTTCTAACATAAGATCTATGTGTTTTTGTACAACTGCTTTATCTAAATGGGCTACTAATAAATCGTTTTTACTTTTATAGCCGAGGTGTTTATATATCCCTGCTAATAAAGTTCGTATGCTGTGCGGAGATAAATCCATTTTTCTAGCAACCTCATTATTATCATTACCACACAAAATTAAGGTAAACGCTTCGTGTTCTCGTATAGTTAAACAGTTTTTCACTCTTTTCTCGCCTTTATACTTTCTTCCTACTGTTACATTCATTTTTTAGTATCCTCTACTTTAAATTTACTGATCAACAACTCTAACTCATTGATATTACTCTCGTCAACTACTAAAGCTTGTCCACCGCAATTCTCAATGTCATTAAGATTTTTTAACTGAAGAGCTGTTGGTTTATTCTTTCCTGCCTTTGCCTCAATGCCAATAAATCTACCTTGATAGCAGGCAATGATGTCCGGGATCCCAGACGAACCATACCCACCGGTAGACGCATAAAATCTGTAAGCCCCCATCTTATCAAGAATCTTACAGATCTTTACCTTAACTTTCTTTTCTGGAGTCATAATTCTAACGCTCAGAGTAAATAAGGAATAACCTGTTTAAATATTTTACTCACTACTGGTACTGAAACACTGTTTCCACACATCTTATATACTTGTGCTCTCGTGATTTCATCTGGAAAGTTAAAACTCTCAGGAAATCCTTGAACTCTTAAGCATTCTCTTTTTGTTAATTGTCTGATTTTATTGTTTATAAGATATGCACCTGTTTTACCAGCAATACCGCCACCATATGCAGACAAAGTTATAGCATGACCTTCAGGACTATAAACTCTTTCGCCTTGACCGCCCTTGTTAATTGTCCCAACTCTGATTGGTCTTAATTTTTTTCCACTGATTAAATCATCTGATAACAATTTTTCATTACCAGTAATTCTTATATCATCTCTCTTTACCTCATATTCATTTAAATTAACATCATTTTCTAGAACATCTTTGAGATAAACATCATCATAAGTTCGTTTTGGATAATTAAAATCATTTACATTAAGTTCTTTTTTAAAGCATAGTATATAAACTCTTTGTCTATGTTGTGGAACTCCATAATTACTTGAGTTTAATATTTCTGTATAAACATCGTAACCTAATGTGTCCAATACGCTTTTGATAGTTGCAAGAGTTCTACCGTTATCATGTCTTATAAAATTTCTAACATTTTCAAGAAATAATATTTTTGGTTTCTTATGTTTAACAATGTTTGCGACATCAAAAAATAGTGTTCCTCTAGTATCATCAAACCCACCTTGTTTCCCAGAAATACTGAATGCTTGACATGGAAAACCTCCACATAAGACATCATGGTCTGGTATTGAATTTGGTTTTATTTGTGTAATGTCTCCATATGGCATATCGCCAAAATTATGTTTGTATGTAATCTGTGCATATTTATCCCACTCAGAAGAATATACACAATTACCACTGTGCTCCTCTAATGCGATTCTAAAACCACCGATACCTGCAAATAAGTCAATAAATGTAAAATGTGACATATTATTTTCCTTGTTGTCTTTTCTTTCGTAGCGGTTGCTGCGGTACACCGTATAGTTTCACCATCCACAGATCTACGATCTTCGTGGCATTCCAACATAACTCAGGCGAAAAGGGGTATTCAGTGAGAAGCATCGGTAGATTCATTCTCCAAACGGTCCGATTGTCGTTACGTCTTCCCACCTCATTTCCTCTTTTAGTTTATCTTTAGGTCTTTTGCTTTTTGAATCTGTCGCCAATTAAATAATCTCAAAAAGGCTTTTGCAAAGCCCCGTGCGTTTTCATAGCGTTGAGTATCAGACAGCATATTAGATAGTTCTGCGTGTCTGGGATCATATTTTTTCGTAGGTGTATTATCCATAGGTACGTTCTCCCCCCAAATTTTTATTGCAGTTGGTTTACTATGACATCGATCTCAGAGACTTCAAGTTCTTTTTCTTTATCTATAATCAGTTGCTCGGCTTCTTCTTCTGAATAGGCTTCAACAATAATAGGTGTCGAATATTGGACCATCGCGCCAACAAACTTTTTAAGTTTCAGCTCTGGTTTTAGAAAGACAACATTGTCTTGTACTTTCTTAACTACCTTCTTCATGGTCTTTCTCCTTATCCCCATAAAAAACTTGTGAAGCAGCGAACTTTGTAGACTGCGGTTCCCATACACAATGCTCTCGTGCATATGCTTCGGCTTCTCGTTCAGAATCGGCCTCGACTGTGAGGGGTTGCATTGTCTGTACGATAAACACTCTATACTTTTTAGCCATGTTATTCTCCTTTGTTTCTTTCGGGGGCTGTAAGTCTAATTCAAGCTGCACTGAAAGTGGTTCTAGGTTCAATTCTAACTGTTCGTAACTCATAATAACATCCTCATTTATTTTCTATTTAAACTATGTGTAAGCCGTTGAGCGCGAAAGAGGAGGTCTTTATTCCCCTCTCGCTCGGCTTTTCTTTTTAGTAGTTCTACTTCTTTCGCTTTCTTTGCGCGTTGCTTATGGCGTTGCATCCACGGTTTCGGCATTAGTATTCACCCTCCTCATACATAAGACGAATCGTTCTATAAAGCTCTTCATTAAAGTTATCTGAATCCATCATTTCTTTAATGTGTGACCACCAGATTTCGCCAAGATTTTTTAGCAGTTGATCGTGGTCTACCTTTTGATTATGCCCTGCCAACCCCATAACGATAGTCTTAAATTTTTTGTCTGTGTCTAGGCCTCCGGGCAGTTGCTCCATTGTAACAAAATCACTGTTGTCATTATCTAGAATATCTTCTAGTACCAGACCTTCAGCTTCATCAATATTGTTATCAAAAAATAATTCATAAAGGTCACTAATTTCTGGCGGGTTTAAATTTTCGTTTGTCATGTGTTACTCCTCAGTTTCAGCGGGTTTTAATTTCCATAAACAAGGTATGCATAGTTTTATATACCCAAGATCGCCCGGTTTATAATCTATCGTATCAGGATATTTTGCTTCTCTATAGTCGGCTAACAATTGTCGCGTCACATATCTATCCATATTTATTTTATTTTTAGTCCGATTCTTTTCAAGATGATCAAAGCTATACCCTGATTTATCTTTTGTTTTGCACAGATCACAGTTGCCGGGCGGTTCATATAAGATCTCAATATCATCTTCGTCCATGTGTTACTCCTCAGTAGTTTTAGTTGGTGGTTCTAGTGGCATCTCTAGCCGTTTTTGTAGTGCTTCCAGACGTTCGTATACTCTCG